TCAACAAAGTTTTTTAAATCTACCATATTATTTCCTCAATCCACCGATGCCGGTTTTTTCTTTTAATTTTTGGATTTGTTCATCAGTCAATAGGCGGAGTGCTTCAAGTGCTTTCGTATCAGAAAAACCATAGACGGTTTTAATGCATTGTATATCTTCACTTTTATCAGACTTAGCCCACTTTACGAACGGTCTTTTCTTAGACCTTATGGTATTTAGTAAAAAATCATTCTGCAGTTTCTTGTCAATGAATGACCTGCGGTTCATCTCATTCGCATATGATACACAGTCAATATGGTAAGATAACGAACGATTGACCAGAAACGGAACGTATTCCGATTCGGTCACATCATCAACAATTAACTGTTTCTTTCCTTGTAGGATTTGGTTAACATAATCAAACGGACTCATATTACCATCCTTATTAATCCGATTGTGTCGATTGTGGTAAGTAAGAGGTAATTAGCCAACATACCAAAGGAACGCCTGTTGTAAGCGCACCAAGCGTATATAGAACAACCAATAATCCAGATTGGGTATAAAACCAAGAGAGGTGGTGTTGGAACGGTGATAGCCATAGTGATAGCACACCCAATACTAAGAGCCCAAGCAAGGACCTCAAGACAAAAACGAACTCTATTACTTTTGTAATCTTCTTTGATCCAGTCAAATGTTGGTTTGAAGAGGTCATTCATTTTCTCTCTCAATCTGCACGGCATAATAGTCAGTCAATTCTTTGTATGCTTTGAACACGGAATTAGGAACGATGCCGTCACCATACTGATGTGTAATTTGTTCGATTGCAGAACTAAGTTGACGAGACAATCTAATCTCTTCAGTTGTGCCAATAGGATGTACTTCAAAATCTTTACTCATTTAAACTCCACACTTACCATTAATTCTGTTAAACAGGCCACAGTATTAATCTCAGGGTCAGCAACGAATGCCTGCTTGTACTGATAGTCAGCAATGATAATTACTGCTTGAGGAATACTTTGTGGTTTCAGAACCTCATATAAACCATCATACAACTTACGATACAATGTTGCAGCATCAATCTCAGTGGTTGCAACCCATTTACGAATTGAACCAAAGTCTTTCTCTTTGATATACTTAACGATGTTTGAAATCTCAACGTCACCCATCTGCACAAGAATGCCAGAATCAATCTTACCAAACTGAGAATACCTTTGCATCTCATTAATGATACGGCGGAAATCTGGAAAGTGTTTCTTAACTAATTCAGCAATAACAGCGTCATCATAGTCAACTTTTTCACTTTGCAAAACCGACTGGATTCTCTTAAAGAATGAACCAGCCATCTTGGCCTTCTCACCATTCTTCAGACCAAACTCAATCACGGCACAACGAGAGTGCAATGGTTCAATGATGCGGTTCTTAAAGTTACAAGTAAAAATGAACGAACAGTTACCTGCAAACTCTTCAATCGCATTACGAAGAGCAGGCTGTGTAGAATTTGGATTTAGATAATCTGCCTCATCGATAATGATAACCTTGCGGCCACCTGATAGAGACATAGAAGAAGCATAGTTCTTAATCTTGGTACGAAACACATCGATACCAGATTCATCAGAACCGTTAATGACAATATAGTCACAACCAATCTCATTACACATGGCTTTGGCAACAGTTGTCTTACCGACACCTGCGCCGCCACTCAATAACAAGTTGGGAATGTTTTTTTGATTTACGTATTCCTGAAACGGTGTTTTCAACCGTTCAGGTAAAATACATTCTTCAATAGTTTTAGGACGATACTTCTCTGTCCATAATAAATGATCCATGATTCACAACTTTCATAATATAAAAATAAATTATAACACGACCCGAAGGCCGTGTCAAGTCAAATTAGAATGGTATATATTCCGATTCACCACTTTTCACATCTTGCGGTAAGAAACCTTCAATGTGCCATGGGAATTTACCATTCTTTTCATAATAATCAAACACCTTAAGTAGAGAATCTTCCAGGTTTTGGAATGTTTCAATCATCTTATTACGGCGTTCAACTACACCATACTTTTCAGTAGGTGATTTTGTGTGTAAAGTAAAATACGATTCGTTGCCTGATTCACCAAATTTCTTAATGGCGTTCATCATCATCTCATATTCATATCCTTCCAATACAGACCAACCATTCATTTGTAAATTGTGGTCATAGTTGCCAGAAACAACATATTTGGTTGTCTTTGAAATGAAATCATTTACATCAGTTGCAGTATAAGTTACCACATCTTGAGCAACAGCACATCCAGTATTTTTTAATTTGCGAACAACATCTCTAACGATTTTAGATTTGGTTTGGCCATGCATATAAGTGCATACTTCATTCACATAATCAACAATACTCTGTTCTTCTGGAAGAACCAATTTTGATTTGTGTTCAATCAAACGAACAATAACATTGACTACATCATCTTCTGTTGAAGCTAAATTAGGTGCAAAGTTGTTTTCTTTTAATTGAAAGGTGCGAATTGCATCTTCATAACCATAAGAAGAACCAAATGGAATTTCATATACATCGAAAATCCATTCATCAAATCCTAAATTACGCAAGGCCTCAAATCTGTGATTACCAGTTACCAATTCATACTTGGTAATTTCACCATTCTCATTTCTTGATTTGATGCGAACCGTAAGTGGCATCTGTGAATAATCAATGCCTTGTTTGAAGGATTGTTCCAATCTTTGAATGTGCATTACGTTTTTACCTTTAGAGCGGACAGAATTGTCACTCTTAATTGGTGCAACATAGATTTCAGAAAGTTTAATTTTGATTCGATTTACGAATTTAGTTCCGGGTGAATCAATTTTTCCAAAAGTGCAAAGCTCAGGATCAATATTTTTATAGTTAAAGTTTGGGTTTGTCATATGTTTTCTCCATAAATTTAAAACTGGTAGGTAGAAAAATCTTCTAACAAACTACCAAGTTTTGGTTACGAGGGAAGGTCCTCACATTTATATATGCTTATTCTTTAGAAAACTTTGAACCGGCTTCGGTAGTAATCCAATATTGCAAATCTTTGCCCTTATTACGTAGGTGTGAAATACCTTTAGAAGAAATATTCACATCATAAGCTCCAGGCATAACCTTACTAATGTTTTCTGTACGGAAAATCATTTTGTATTTCGTACCATTGCCTTCACCAAGTTCAAGGCAATCAGTATGCGCTGCATCATTGGTTGTATCTAGTGTAATCAAATTGATTTTGGTACCATCAGATTCAACGGCAATTTGCGGTGACGACAATACGTTAGCTGCACGTAGTACCCAATCCAAATCTTCAGCAGTCAAGGTGAAAGTAATCTCAGGGTTTGGTACCTGCAATTCTTTCTCTGGTGCTGTAACAATCATAGTAGGGTCACAGAAACGATACTTAATTTTAGAACGACCTTTGTTGCCAACAATCACAACATGTTTGTCATCAAACTCAAACGTGGTATCGTCTTTGTGCAACGATACAACAGATAAGAAATTGTTAAGGTCATAGACACCAAAGTCAGCAGGAACATCTTCAGTGATGTTGACCTGTGCTAGGATGTTTTTGTGTGAAGACATGGTCTTCAATGTATTACCTTTGCGAAAGTAAATACCTTGGTTAATTGCACCGAAGTTTTTCAGTACGTTCAGTGTGTCATTCGATAGTTTCATAATATACTCCAAAAAATTAATTATATATGGTTTACTTGTCTTTGTCAAGCGAATATTTAATGTCATGCTCATATAAAAACATGAGGCAACACATTGCATGAGCCAAGTGATGTATGCCAGATTCGGGGTCAAGTTGCTCACCTTGTTTCCATGCCCAAAGATGCCGTTGTAATGCATCAAAATACCTGCGTTTAGATTCAGGTACCTTTTGCCAATTATCACGTTCATACTTTTGAGCACCAAAGGTGAGAACTTTAACCGTCTCCTCTAGCGCAAGAGGTGGCAACAAACCATATTCTAGTTTGCCACCATCAAACTTACGACCAGTAGCCATTATAACCTACCAGTTAACTCTGCTACTTTTGGCATATTGCCTGAGAAGGCATATGTACCAATGTGTTGTGTCTTCATCCATGGGCACAAGAAGATATCTCCACCCATCTTACGCCACATCTGGCAGAACATGTAATCTTCACTTAGATAACGTTCTGAACCACCGCCTGTAATGGACTCTTTGGTGTCAATTACAGTATCAAAGTAAGCATGAATGTAACGTGAACCATCAAAGTGCGCCTGACCAACGTGGTCTGGTTTGTAACGAATGTTTGGATACTCGACAGCCATCTTATCAAAGACT